GCGACGCCAGGCGCGCCGGCCCGCCCCTGCTCTTGGGGCGGTTTTGGGCCGCGCGCGGCAAGCGATACGGGAGGGGGCCGCGCCTTTGGCGCGGGCACCAAAAAAACCCGAAGAGATGGAGCATACTAATGAAGCTCCTAGCGAAGCACCACAACCGGCGCTTCGCTTTTTGTTCCTCACTCCCGTTCGTCTCTTTGTTCGTTCCTCACTCCCGTTCGTCTCTTTGTTCGTTCCTCGCTAGGCGCTCGTCTCTTTGTTTGTTCTGTGTATTCACTCTCGGAAAAGTCTTTGCTCAGAGACACAAAGGGGAATGTGTGAAAGTTATAACCGGAATATGTTGACTGCCTGTTTTGCTTTGTGGTAGGGTTGGCAGTGGAGATACAAAAGCGGTTGTGTTCAGTTCGATTTGTTTTGTCGGAAGGCGGGAGCGAGCTAGCTCGCTTTAGCCGAACGACGAGAGACAGGTCGAGGTTAAAGACACAGCCGCTTTTTATATTGGGGAGCCAAGATGTCTGAACAGGATTTAATCACCAAGATAATCCTTAACTTGGGGGACAAAACTCCCTGGTTGCTGGTTGTGTTCATGTTCGTTCGGTGGATGTGGCCGGACATCAAGACGTTGGCCCTGGAGTATCTCAAACACCGCGATCTGCCGGAGAGGGCAGACCCGGTTGAAGTCAAACTCGACGCCCTTGCCACCGGGGTTAATTCGTTGGTGGCTACGCTTAATGCTTTCATCGGGGAGGCGCGCATCTCGGCCCAACGCCAGGATGTGGTGTGGATGGAGTTGGTGTCGCGCGTGGCTCCCGTGCTCGGCCCTCCGGCAGTACAGCCGCCGGTATCTCCAAGTGTCGGGGTCGCGGTCGGTGGCCGAGGAGTGTTGAGCCGGTTGTCGGGTGAGGGGCCGGACGCTGGTCCGGTGTCGCTCAAAGTGCCGCTTGACGGGTGAGCGTTGGTTGTTGGTCTGAGAGCCGCCGCGTCAATGCTGGATGGCTCACAACGTACGGCGGCGCACAAAAAGGCGGCGGCGCAAGCGGGGACAAGCCGGGGGGAAAGGGCGCGCAACATGAGGGAAACACACAACGCTCTTCCCTACCCCCCGGTTGTTGACAGGCGCGCCTGTCCCGCGCCGTGCCGCCGCCGCCATCTGGAGCTGAGATAGTTATGTACGTGGATACGATTGGGGCGCTGTTGGAGTACGCTGGAGAGTTGGACGCTTCCTTGTTTGACGGTGAGGTGGTCAGCGTTGACCTGCGCTCTGGTTCTGCCCAGCGGCGCTTGTTCCACAATCCTCGCAAGGGCAGTTACGCTCCTCGTGTGACCTGGTGGCCTGGTTCTGCTTTCAAGGTGGAGTTCTCGGTGAGCAAGATGGCTGGGCTTGCGCCTGGGGCGAATGTTTCCGTGGCTGATACTGAAAAGGCGCTGGACCTGGTTGACCTGTTCGTGCGCTCCACGTTCGGGATTACGGTTGGGGTGCGCGAGTGGAAGTGCCAGCGGGTGGACTACGCGGTGAACATTCAGGTGGGTGAGCAGCTTCCGCTGTACCTGGCGCTGATTCAGGGCTTGCGCCTTTCTTCGTGGTCACGTGTTCCCTTTGGTGGTGAGGGTGTGGTGTGGAAAGCTCGTGGCCGTTGGGTGAAGTTCTATACTCGACGCTCTTTGGGTGCGGGGGGCGACCGCCGGGAGCGTTTGCGCGACCAGAGGGCGCAACCCGCGACGCTTCTCCGTTTTGAGGTGTCGAACTACAAGGATAGCGTTGGTTACATGGCGAAGCGCTGGTTTGGCTGCGAGCGGACCGTGCAGGAGATGGTGCGGCCTGGGCGCGCGCTGTTCGTGCTTGCTCACTTCTGGTCCAAGCTGGGGTTGGGCGCTGGGCTTGAGTATGGTCAACGAGAGAGTGAGTTGGTTCGGCTGCGTGAAGCCTTTGGTGTGCGTGGGATGGCTGGTGCTGGACACGTGCTGATGCTGCACAGAGCGTATGGTGCTGATGCGTACAAGACGCTTGGCATGGTGAGCAAGGCTTCATACTACAAGTGGTTGAGTGCGTTGCGTGCTCATGGTTTTCTGATTGAAGGCGCTCGCAATCAATCATTAGTTGGCCTGAACCTACCTGTGGAAGCGGTGTTCGCTTTGGCTGACGCTGATAATCTTAAAAGTTCCAGACCCCCGGTGCGAAAAGGGGAAAAAACAAAAAATACGGCGGAAATTTGGGCGGACCTAAAAAAGAGTTTTGGTCTTTCTGACCGTCTGGCGGTGAACGATTATCTTGTGGAGCGATATTCGGCCTATGCCTGCTCAAGCGCCAGCGCCTGATCCGATCTGGAATCCTGGGCTGGAGAACTGCCACAAGGCAGTGATGTCGTCCCGCTTTGGCGCTTTGTTGAGTGCCAGGCTGTTGCAGTTGGCGTTGGGCGCGGATGGCAAGGTGGCAATTGAAGCGCTCAAGCTGCTGGTGACTGGGTCAAGCGGCGCGGTGAGCGCGGGCGATAGCGAGCTGGCGATTTATCCAGTTGAGGTGTTGGTGGAGGCGTATGAGCGAGCAGACAGCTATATCAAAGAATTTGCTTCTGGCCCAGATGGTGCGGCGGCGCTTGGGGCCAGTGCTGGGCCGGGTGTCATTTCGGCACTTCGTCCAACTGACCATGCCGCAGTACCAGGAGGCGCGCCATCATCGGTTAATCATGGAGGCGCTGCAACTGGTGGAGAGGGGCTTGATCCGATTTCTGATCATTTCGATGCCCCCGCGTCACGGAAAATCGGAGTTGGTGAGTGTGCGCTTCCCGGCGTGGTATCTTGGGCGGCACCCGGATCGCAATATCATCCATGTTTCCTACGGTTCGGAGTTGTCGAATGAGTTTTCGCGGCGGGTCCGAGCGCTGGTGCGGTCTGATGACACTTTTCGGGTTTTATTTCCTGGTGTGGAGTTGGATATTGAGCGGCAGCGTATCAACGATTGGCGACTGGCTGCTGGCGGTGGGTTCCGTAGCGTTGGCACTGGGGCCGGGATTACGGGTCACGGCGCGAACCTGCTGCTGGTTGACGATCCACACAAGGAAGGCGAGACGGACAGCCTCACGATTCTTCAACAGGTCTTCGACTGGTACGGCATGGCCGCGCGGACACGGCTCGCGCCTGGTGGTGCGGTCGTGATCTGCATGACGCGCTGGGCACCGCTGGACCTGGTGGGCCAGGTGATTCGTGCGGCCAACAGTTCGCCGGAAGCTGATCAGTGGCAAGTGCTGACGCTGCCTGCGCTGGCCGGGGAAGATGATGCGCTGGGGCGCGCACCTGGTGAAGCGCTCTGGCCGGAGTGGTTCCCGGTTGAATCATTGCTGAGTGTGCGGGCGTTGAGCGAAAGTCACTTCCTGGCGCTTTATCAACAGGACCCGCGTGCTGGTTCGGCACAAATGTTCTTTGGTCGTGACTTTCACAAGGGCTTGTGCCTGGGCATTGGCAGTGGGACCCCGGCGTTTTGCTTTGACCTGGCGCTGGGCGAAGCCGATGGCGGCGACTATTCGGCTTACGCGCTGGTGACCTATGACCGTGAGACGGGCGAAATGCAGTTTTCGCACCTGTTTCGAGATCGCGTGCTGTGGCCTGCGCTCAAGGAGCGCATCAAAACGCTGATGAAGCTGTACCCGACCTACGATTTTGTGTTTCCGCGCCATGTCTATGAACTGATGGCGGTCCAGGAGTTGAAGTACGAACTGCCGGAGATGGCCGGGCGGATTCGCCAGGTGTCCTTCCCTGCGGGGAGTGACAAGACCAGCCGCGCACAGGTGTTCTCTGATCGTGTGGGCGCGGGCAAGGTGAGCATCGAAGAAAACGGCCTGGCCGAGTTGTGGATACAGGAACATGAAGATTTCCCTTCTGGCAACCATGATGACTGCGTGGACGTGTCCAGTGTGGCGACTCATTACTTCGGATTGCACGGCGAGTTCAGCGCAGCGATAGCCGATGCGGATGCTCAGGCGCGGCAGCGTGCCTGGGAGATCGAGCGGAAACAGCAGGCACTTGAGAGGGTTGGCTATGTTCACTCGTCTTAGAGAAAACGCGATCAAGTTCCTGGGCGGCGCGGCTGTTCCTGAGCAGCAGATGTATCGGGTCGATGGCTCGGTGCGTGGGATGCCAGGGCAGGACCTGGAGAAGTTTCACTTTATGTATGCGCGTGGTCCGAACGCAGTGGATTACCTGGTGCAATATGCGCTCGACGCCTGGGTTTACACAGCGGTCGCCACGCTGTCTACGGAGTTCGCAAAGGCGGCTCTCGAAGTGTGGTGGCGTAGTAAGCCACAAAAAGCGGAGGAACATGGCTTGCTGCGGCTCCTGGGGCCTGCTGGACACCCCAATGAAGACCAAGACCGCTTTGAATTTTTCGAGGCCCACTGTTCGGACTTCCTGTTGACTGGCATGTCGTACTGGTACTGGTGGTCCGCTGGGGGCGGCGCTCCCGAACAGGTGTTCAGGCTGCCGCCCGAAGCGATGTTCGTGGTGCCGGGTGCGAGCGACGTGGTGGGCGAGTACGTGCTGCGGTGGCAAGGGCGCGATCTGCATTTGCCCAAAGAAGCGGTGACGCAGTTCAAGCGCTACAACCCGTTTTCGCGGTACTACGGCCTTTCGGCTCTGGAAGCGCTGCGGATCGAGGTGGAGAGTGATCGCAGCATGGCCGAGTGGAACCGGCAGTTCTTTGGGCGCGATTCGTTCGCACCGGCTGGGATTCTGGTGGTCGACGATTCGGTGTCTGATCAGGAAGTGAAGCGCCTGGAGGCTGACTTGGAAGGCAAGCACGGTCCTCGGCGTCGCACGGCGGTGGTGCGGGGTAAGCCTGGCTCAACCGTGTGGGTGGATGCCGGGCTGAAGCATCACGAATTGGACTTCAAAGAGGGGCGACTGCTGAGCAGACAAGCGGTCTTTGAAGCGCTGGGGCTGCCGCTCGGCCTGATGAGCGAGAGCAGCACGGAGGCTCATGCGCGGGTGGCGGAACGCCTGATGCTGCGGAACATCAATAGCCTGCACGCGCGGACTGCGACGAAATTGGACCATGATGCGCTGGGCTTCTGGCCGCGCGAGGCGTCGTACACCTGCCGCTTCGAGGATGTGCGCCAGGTGGACTGGCAGCTTGAATCGATGCGACTCAAGTCGGTGGCTCCGTTCATGACGAAGAACGAAGTGCGCGAGCAGATTTTGCATTTGCCGGGGATGGCTGGCGAGGATGAACTGCCGCAGCCGGTGGCCCCGTTTGGTGGTGGTGGGTTCGGTCAGAATGGTGGAGGACAGGACGATGAAAAGCCCGCACCTGAGATTCCTGGGTAAGCGACGAGTTGGGGGCTTGCTGGTCCCGTTTGGTGGGCCAGCGGACAGAGATGCCTACAACAATTATTGGGACGAGCACACGGATTTCGCGTTCGCGCGCTACTCGACTCGTCCGGTGTACTTCCAGCACGCGCTGCAGGGCGATCTGGTGGAGGCCGGTTATCTGGACGAGAGTTCCTTTCGTCTTACGCAGGAAGGGCTTTACGGCGAGGCGGAGATGTTGGACAACCCGGCAGGCGAGAAGGCGCTCCGGTTTGTGAGCGAGGCGCGTGGGTTCTGGTCGACTGGCGTGATGCCGGGGACCTGGCGCGAGGACCCGGATGGTCGGGTGGGCCTGTGGCCGTTTGTGGAGGCGTCGATCACGGATCGTCCTGCCGCGAGGCGGGGTGTTACCCGTGTTTCATTTGTACGCGCATTGGTCGGTGAGTTCGCCGGAGATGGCGACGAATTTCTGAGGAGAGGTCCTATCATGGCATTGGAAGACTTGCAGGCAGGAAACGGGGCCGCTCCCGAAAGTGCGGCGGTGTTGCCGGTGGCGACGCCTGGGCTGGCCGATGCGGATGTGGCGCGCATCGCGCGGGCGATGGTGCAGATTCAGAACGCGGAGCAGCCGCGTCGAGTTCTTCAGCCGGGCGCGGTTCTGAATGTGCCTGGGGCTGGTGCGCCTGGTGCGACTCGCATCGAGGTTTCGCACAAGTACGACGATCTGAGCCTGGGCGCGCTGGCGTTCAAGGCGCGGATGATGCAGTTGGGCGGCTTCTTCGTGGGCGATCGGCGTTCGGAGATCATCCGCTGCCTGGCGGACAAGATGGAGAAGCAGGTCAAGGTTGACGGGCGAATTTCCGAGTCTGAGCTGCTGCGCGGTGCGGTGCGGATGATCGACGCCGAGGCTCATCAGGCGTGGGGTCCGCACATCCGTGCTGACGAGGCGATGATGTCAACGTACGCGAACTACGGGGACGAGCTGGTGCCGACGCTGCTGAACACAGCGGTGTGGTATCACTTCATGCTCGAAAGCAAGATTCTCAACGCGCTCAAGGGCTTCGTGATGCCGAGCAATCCGTATGACTGGCCGGTCGTGACCGGCGGGCCAACGGTTCGCAAGGTGGCCGAGATCGCCGATCAGGCTTCCTTCTCGGTTCCGGCCTCGCCCATTCCGGTGAGCAAGATTGGCACGGCGAAGGTGACGTTCTCGGCGGGCGGCATCGGTGTGATGGTCCTGGGCAGTACGGAACTGTTCGAGGACTCGGCGGCGTCGGTCCAGGAAGTGTGGTCCACGCAGTTGATCCGCCAGATGGCCTCGGCCATTGACTACGTTCTGCTGAACGGCGACGAAACGGCGTCGGTGGCGAACATCTCGCACTATGGGACTGACCCGACCGGCACAGCCTACGACAAGATTCTGATCCTGGACGGGCTGCGTCACAAGGCGTTCGACAATTCGGATACCACTGCGGTGGCGACGATGGCGATCACCAGTCCCACGACACTGCGGGCGACGATGGGCGCGCGCGGGAAGTTTGCGCTTCAGCCGAAGGACCTGGTTCTGATCATGGACCCCGGCGTGTACTACAAGTCGGTGCTGTTGAGCGACATGCAGTCGATGGCGAGCGTGGGCGAGCAGGCTGTGTTGCTGACCGGCCAGGTGGGTCAGTTGGTGGGTATTCCGGTGATCGTCGCGGACGAACTGGAAGCGACCAACGCTTCGGGGCAGATCGAAGACTCGCACGACACCACGAAGGGTTCGCTGCTGGTGGTGAACCGCAACAACATCATGGTCGGGCGCAAGCGCGAGGTCGGGATGGACATGGTGAAAATCCCTGGCGTTGAAGGCTTCGCGGCCTGGACGACGGTTCGCATGGACCTGCAGGAGATGGAAGCGGGCCAGGTGGCCTACGGTTACAACACGACGGTTTAGGGAGCGGCGATGACCTATCCTGTGCTGGCGGACGCGAAAACATTTCTCAGCGTGTCGAGTTCTGGTGAAGACACGGTGTTGGGGTGGCTCGTGTCCGCCGCTGTCAAGTTCGTGGAGGAATACACGGGGCATGACTTCGTGGCGGATGCCGCGCAGACGGTGACGGTGATTCCTGAGTATCCGAACCTGCACGGCAAGCGGCGGCTGTTGATCCGAGAGACAGAGTTCACGGCGGTGACGACCGTGACGAATGGGGACGGGATTGTGGTGGTGGCCGGCAATCGGCTGCTGCTGCCTGAGAATGGTCCCCCGTACTGGATGATGGAACTGGACGCGGACAGCGGCCTGGTGTGGTGGCGTGGCTCGGATGGTGCAGGCGTGGTGACGATTGTGGGCACCAAAGGCTACGGGGCTGCCTGCCCTGCTGACGTGTTCCTGGCGATCCTGGAGATCATCGCGCAGTGGTATCGAGCGCGAGCGACGGGCGGCATGGGGCCAATCGCAACGGCGACCCGGCAGGGTATGGTGATCCCGCCTGGCGAACTGCCCAAACACATCTTCGAGATTCTTGATCGGTACAAGAGGCGGCGATGAGTCTCAAGTTGGCTTTTGATCGCCTGGCAACGTGGACGGTGGCCGGGGTGACGAACCGGGGGCTGGACACGTTCAAGGTGCTGCCCGCTACTGCGGACCTGCCGATGCTTCTGCCGCGCCTGGGCGGAACAGGCGGCGAAAGCCTGCGAACGCTGGGCATTTCGGTGGACGCCGGTAAGGTGGTGGTCCACGTGGATCATAACCTGCTGGTGAGCGGGGTGGGCACGGCCTGGAAGTGGTACGACACGCTGGCGCTGTGTGATGCTTACTTTGCGGCAGTCGTGGACGACCTGATGCTGAATGGCAACCTGCTCCAACCGTTGATGATTGCGGATACTCAGGAGGGCGTGATCGACCTGGGCGGCAACGTGCTTTACTACGGTGTGATCTTCCGGCACCGTTGGGTGCTCAAGGTAACCTGATGGCGACGACGTTCACGGTGGAAGTGGATTGGACCAAAACTGGGACCTGGGTAGACGAAACCAGCCGGACCCGGCGGGTGAAGTGCTGGGCCGGATTCAAGGCTCCGGGCGATCCGGTGGCCGCAGTAGGGCGGTGTGTGTTGACACTGGACAACAGCGCCCAACGTTTCAGCCCCGGCAATACAGCCGGGGCGCTCTTTGGCAATCTGCTGCCGATGCGCCCCGTTCGCGTCAAGGCCACAAGCGGAAGTACCTGGACGCTTTTCCGGGGCTTCATTGATCGTATTCTCCCTGACGTTGGGAAGTACGGCGGGCAGGAGTGTGTGCTTGAATGTGTGGACGCGCTGGCGATCCTGGCCGCCCAACGCGCGAGCGTGGTGTATGCGGCGAGCAAGACGGTGAAGGACACCGTGATCGCGCTCGTGGAATCGGTCTACGCGCCGCCCGCCGAGGACATTGTGGACAATGGCGACCTGGTGGCGCACTATGGCCGGGCCTGGCGACCCGAAGACATCGACATTGATGGCGCTCTGCGCGAGGTGTGCGACACCTACGCGGGCCGGTTCTGCGTGGCGCGCGATGGCACGGCGACCTACAAGGTTCGGGAACGGCTGCAAGACCCTGGCATCGTGCCAGCGCTCAAGCCGGGCGTGACCTACACGGACAACCTGCGGCTGCTCAAGCCGGGGCACCTGCTGGCCTGCTGGCCGCTGGACGAAGCAAGCGGGGCGGTAGCCTACGACAGCAGCGGCAACGCGCGCAACGGCGCGAACACGGGCGTGACCCCTGGTGCGGCAGGCATTGGTGATGGCGCGACGGTCTACAGCTTTGACGGAGTGGGCGACCGGGTGAACGTCTACAGTGCAAGTCTGGCGGGCGCTTTCCACGCCGAGGAAGGAACGCTGCTGGCCTGGGTGAAGGTTTCTGCGGCTGGCATCTGGACGGACGGGGCTTACCACTGGTGTGTGAACCTGGGTGTGGACAGCAACAATCGTGTGCTCATCTTCAAGTCGAGCGCGAACGGTGTGCTGGAACTGCGCTATGTGGCGGGCGGTTCGAGCAAGGCCGTGCAGAAAACCAGCATGACCGAAACGGGCTGGATGTGCGTGGCAATCACGTGGTCCAAGTCTGCTGACCAGGTGAAGGCGTACTACAACGGCGTGCAAAGCGGTTCGACGCTGACGGGGCTGGGAACGTGGGCCGGTGCGCTGGCGGCTACAGGCTGCGCGCTTGGCGCACAGGATTCTTCAGGCTCGAACTGTTGGAACGGTGTCG